AGTGTTCCAGTTACTGCATCAGAATCATCAAGGTCAAGAGCACCCCACTCTGCAGTTCCAGAACCCATTGAGCGAAGTACTTGACCAGCAGTTGCTGACGACTTGACAGCAAGGTCATCGTTGCCGTCAACATAGATGGTTACATCGTCGTCATTGACATTAAGGGTAGAACCGTCTTTTGACATACCCTCGCCAGCAGTGATTTGACCAGTACCAGAGAATTGTGTAAAGAGGATTGCAGTTGAACCAACAGTGATTGTTCCATTAGTTGCAACTACGAAACCAGAGTCTCCGTTTGCAGTACCTTCTTCAACGAATGTAAAGGCACCTGGAGTTACTTCTGCAGTCGAGTCAAAGTCAGTTGCGCGAGTTGGTGCACCAGTTGCATTAACGGTGTAAATACCGTTGTCAGCGTGGGCTACGCCGCCAACACCTTGGTCTTTAATGAGGATTCGGTTGCCAGTTGCAAGAGTTACACCGTCAATGATGCTTCCATTTTGAACACCAGTTGAGAGGTTTACAGTCGCTGTAGTTGCAGCGCGAACTGACTGCTTAACATCAAGACCTGAGCGAGCAGCATCAACATATGCCTTGGTTGCTGCATGCGCATCGTCTGTAGGAGTACCAAATTTTGCTTGGCTACTTCCATCTCTGATTACAAGTTTGCTTGCAGTTGCCTCTGACGTAGCATCTGCAAGTTTTGAGAAGTCGGATGCAGTCATTAAACCAGCACTTGCAGAAGTTGCAAGGTTTGGAGTGATTGAAATTACACCATTCGCCTCGTTGATTGTGAGAGATGTTGAATAATCGCCAGCAGAATTAACACCAGT